GTAATGATGTGGTGGGAAAAATGAAAAAACAAAAAGAGGAAATAGAGGATGAATTAACTTTTGAGGAACAAGAGGTGTTGGATGATGAAGTATTTAAAAGAGATATTATTAATGCTTTAATTGGTGGTACAGGTAAAAAAATCCAATACATTTATGAAAAGCCAGAAATAAAAGCAAGATTGGATGAAATTAATCCAAGATTATTTCAATTATATAAATCAACATTACCATTAATTGATCTTCATTTTTATTATTTAAATGAAGATTATATGGATATGGCTAGTGGTGGTGGTGGAGTTGCTGGTGCTGTTGAAGTTGATGATGAAGAAGATGAGGAAACAAATGAATTAAAAACTGTTATAAATGCTGCTGGATTTATTTTTCCAGTTCTATGCCATGAAATAGGTAAGGGAGTTCAAGAAGCATTAGCAAGACAAGGTTATCCTTCTGATACTGATACAGCTAATATGACATTAGGTCAAGCAGATACATTAAAAGCTGAAACAGAGGGTTTAAGAATTGGGCCAGCCATCTTAAAGAAGATAAGAAATATTTTACCAATGGATGTATTGGACAAATCAGATATTGGATTAATTAATTTCTTTTTTGTTGAATTGTATAAAATACCTGCAAAAGAATTTCTTAACTTAATGAAATATGTTATATCAACTAATCCTAGTGATAATTCATATGCTCAAAATGAATTTAAAGACTTAGTTGCTGCTGCAAGAGAAGGCAAGCAAAGATATCTTGATTATTTAATGAGTCAATATGATGAAGATGAGGAAGAGTTTGATGATGGTGGATTAGGAGACCAAGATGATGACACAAATGCCCCAAATAATACATATTCTGGTGGTAAACAAGTTACAAATTTTGACCCAAATGATTATGTTGATGTTAGTTTACCTGAATTACTTAAAAATTTGAGAGATGCAAATATGTTGAATTAATTTTTATTTTTTCATAGAATTAACCCCCATTCTTAATTAGTTTGGGGGTTTTTTATTTTATGTGTATTTATATATAAAAGTAAATATGACAAGAGACCAAGTTTTAATAGAATCTAGTAAGTGTATAAAGAGTACACCATATTGTTTAAAGACATATTTGCAAACATATGACAATACTTCAAAAAAATATGTACCATTAGATTTATTCCCCGACCAAATTAAGTTAGTTGAAGATTTTGATAACCATAATGAAAATATAGCATTAAAATATCGACAAGCGGGTGTTTCAACTGTTACGGCAGCATGGGCATCAAAAAGATTAGCATTTGCAAATAAAAATAAGCCAGAGAAAATACTAATTATCGCCAACAAACTAGATACTGCTGTTGAGATGGCAAATAAAGTTCGTCATTTTATTGAACAATGGCCAAAATGGATTGGTATTGGGTTTTCATCTGAAAAGAACTCTGCTAGGCATTTTAAATTAAATAATGATTGTGAGGTTAAGGCGGTGGCAACATCAAAGGACGCATTAAGGGGTTATACCCCAACCATTTTGATATTTGATGAGGCTGCATACATTGAGGCTGATCCCGACTTCTGGGCAGCCTCTATGGCATCTCTTTCAACAGGGGGTAAGGTGATAGTTATATCAACACCAAACGGTTATGATGCAATATATTATGAAATATATGACCAAGCATTGCGAAATATCAATGACTTCAAGATTACTGAAATGGTTTGGTATAGGGATCCTAGATACACAAAGGATTTGTATATGGTTAAAACGAAGGATATGATTCATTATTTATTAAATAAAGAAGAATATACGTCAGACAATATTATAGATTTATCAACAGATAACCCATATGAACGTGACCACGATAAAGTTACTTCATATATTGAAGAGGGGTATAAGCCATGTTCTTCTTGGTATGAAGGTATGGTTAAAAAATTAAAGTATGATAAGAGAAAGGTATCACAAGAGATAGAGAGTAACTTCTTGGGTTCTGGGGATAATGTATTTGATTCAAATTTGTTAATGGATATTAACAAAAATATGTTAATGAACCCCATATCAAAATTAATGGGAAACAGTTTGTGGATGTTCAAAGAACCAGAAAATGGACATAGATATGTTGCTGGGGTCGATGTTTCAAGGGGGGATTCAGAAGATTTTTCTACAATACAAATTATTGATTTTGATACGCAAGAACAAGTTTTAGAATATGTAGGCAAAATACCCCCAGACATATTAGCCGAAATTGTATTTAAATGGTGTACAATGTACAGAGCATTTGTTGTTGTGGATTTAACTGGGGGTATGGGTGTTGCCACAGCAAGGAAATTACAAGAATTAAATTATCCTAGTTTGTATTATGATAATGTTGATTCAAGCAATAGGTGGAAATATGACCCCAAGATGAATGAAAGAGTGCCGGGTATAAATTTCAATAGCAAAAGAGTTCAGATAATTGCATCTTTTGAAGAATGTTTAAGGCATAACTTTAAAATTTATTCAAATAGACTATACAATGAGATGAATACCTTTATATATATAAATGGAAGACCAGATCACCAGAAGGGGCATCATGATGATTGTATTATGGCAATAGCTATGGCAACTTATGTGGCTGAAAAATCTTTCCAATCGCTTGAAAAAGTTGTAAACCACACAAAAGCTATGATTAACTCTTGGTCAACTCACAGTAATACATATAACGACCAATCTCTGTATTTCAACCCATTAGTACCAGCAGGTAATAGATATAATGCAAATATAAATAATAATCCAACACTAAATGACTACCAAAAATACGATTGGTTATTTGGTGCACCAAAAAGATAATAAAATTTTATGGAAAATAATAATATTAATAGTAATGAAAATAAAACTGTTTGGCAAAGGTTGTCACACACATTTGGACCAAACTCATTATTAAATCAAGATGTTCCAACGTATAAATTTGATAAAAAAGAATTATTAAGGACACAGAATAAAGTTGAATTTGAAAGAGAAAAGTTACAAGCGCAGCAATCTTTTTATTTGGCAAATCAATGGGGTAAAATTGATAATCATTTATATACACAAGCGGTTTATTATGAACCAACTAGGTTAGCATCTGTCTATGATTTCGAAAGTATGGAGTATACCCCAGAAATAGGTGCAGCATTGGATATCTATTCAGAAGAATCAACAACGACAGATGAAAATGGTTTTATGTTACAAATATATTCTGAATCAAAAAGAATAAAATCGGTATTAACAGATTTATTTAATAACGCTTTAGATATCAACACAAACTTACCTATGTGGACAAGAAACGCTTGCAAATATGGGGATAATTTTGTTTATTTAAAACTGGATCCAGAAAAAGGTATTGTTGGTTGCAATCAATTGCCAAATATTGAAATTGAAAGATTAGAACCTGGTGGTTCAGATAAAACACCAGCATACGGTGATTTATCAGATAGGAATAAAACATTAATGTTTAAATGGAAAAATAAAAGTATGGAATTCCAACCTTGGGAAATTGCACACTTTAGAATATTGGGGGATGATAGAAAACTACCTTATGGTACATCTCTATTGGAAAAAGCAAGACGTACTTGGAAACAACTTTTATTAGCTGAGGATGCTATGTTAATATATAGAACATCAAGAGCACCAGAACGTAGAGTATTTAAGGTTTTTGTCGGTAATATGGATGACAACGATGTTGAAGCGTATGTACAACGTGTTGCAAACAAATTCAAAAGGGAACAAATTGTTGATAACAAAACTGGTAATGTCGATATGCGTTTTAATCAAATGGCAGTTGACCAAGATTATTTTGTACCTGTAAGAGATCCTTCACAAGCTAGTCCAATTGAAACATTACCTGGAGCAACAAATCTTTCTGAAATAGCAGATATTGAGTATATTCAGAAAAAATTGGTAACGGCATTAAGAATACCAAAAACATTTTTAGGATTTGAAGAAGCGTTTGGTGATGGTAAAGGTTTATCTGTTCAAGATATTAGATTTGCTAGAACGATAAATAGAATACAAAAATGTATGATTGCAGAAATGAATAAAATTGCAATAATACATTTATTCTTATTGGGTTTTGAAGACGAAATATCTAATTTTACATTAGGATTAACTAATCCATCCACACAATCAGATTTATTAAAAATTGATATATGGAAAGAAAAGATTATGCTTTATAGAGATGCAGTTGCAGACCCAGGTAGTGGTATTGCACCTGTTTCAGCCACATGGGCTAAAAAGCATATTTTTGGTTGGTCTGATGAAGAGATAAGATTGGATTTACAGCAACAAAGAATTGAAAAAGCAGCAGGTGAAGAATTGAAACAAACGCAATTAGTAATAAAGAAAACTGGTTTATTTGATAATATTGATAAACTATATGGTGAAGTTTCTGGTGCAACAACTGGGCAAGCAACAACCACTGAACCACCAATGGGTGGTGATATGGGGGGCGATATGGGCGGATTAGATATGGGTGGATTAGATATGGGCGGTGAAGCTCCTCTCCCACCACCAGCGGAAGCCCCACCAGCGGGTGAGACCGAAGGTGCACCAGGTTTAGCCCCAGAATCGAGAATACGAAATTTGAATATTTTGGTTGAAAACAATTATATTAATGGTCCAGAATATATGAAATTAACAAAAGGCCAAAATTCTTTGAATGAAATTGAGCAACAACTAAAAAAGTTATTAAACTAATAATATTTATATAAAAAAATAATTATGAAATTCGGTGAAGTTAAAACAATTGTAGAAAATAATTTAATTGATTCTGTTAAGGATAAAAGTATTTTTAAAGAAAATATAAAAAACTTTAAAAAGCATTTCTTAAAAGACCCAAACTTATCTAAGTTATACTTAATATATGATGATTTATTAAAGCCTAGGGGGTTAAATGAAGAAGAGGCTAATAAGTACTTAACTGAGGGAATTAATTGGGCAAAATCTTTACTTAAAACCACTAACATACCAATAGTAAAGAATAAAATAAATGAAAACAATTATGAAATTATTGATTCATTAGTATATGAGTCAGCAAAAACAATTGATGAATCTTTGGATTTTAAAAATAAAATATTAACAATACTTCAAACAAAGCCTTTGGATAATACAAAAATCATTAAGTTACCAATCAGCACAATGGTTAAAATATCAAATGAAAAAATTAGCGAATATCTGGGTAGATTTGATGAATCTTCGAGAAAAGAATTAATTTCATTATTGTCAGAAAACAAAGATGATTTGAAGAATAAATTTAAAGACTTGAAAGAAAGTACTATAATAAAATTAAATTCATTAAAAGAGTCTGAAAATGATTTAGAAGTGAAAAATAAAATAGATAAAACAATTACAAAAGTCACATTAGAAAGTTTTGATATTTTAAATTATCATACATTAAATAAACTAAATGAATCACTTAATTAAAACAATTATTTGACGTAACCATTATTTTTCGTTATACTTTTGACATAATAACTAAGTAAATGAAAAATGGGAAGAAGGTAAAACTAAAAATTTATAACAATTTAAAAATATTCTATGGTACAATTGATTACAAAGAACTGAAATCTATTTACATCACTATACAGGCTTGGGCTGAACCAAAAATTTATAGTGAAAATTGGAAGAGAATTGTATTATCACAAAGTAGAGAAATAAAACATACTATCTATGATAATATAACCAATAATATTTTTTATGAAAATATTATTGTAGATTTGGATGTTAGATACAGCGGTATCGAGATTGAAAAAAAATCATTTATGAATCTTGAAATCACACTATTAACCAAACCAAATATTGATTTTAAGGCTCAATCTACCAAAGATTCAGTTAAGAAAATAATCAGACAAGTTTGTATGAATAATTTAAATAGGAATAAATATTTTGATTTTTATTTAACAAAAAGAGATTTAATTGTTTAAATTAATATATTTTAATATTTATTATTAAAATAATATTATGAATACTCTGAGAATATTAGAAGCAAATGAAATTGGTCATGGGATATTAATAGAATCCGATGCTGGTTGGATTAATCCAAAAGACCAATTAAATGTTAATTTAATACAAGAAAACAAAAAGTTAGATTATAAGAACCCTTTTGAATTTTATGCTGTATTGCAAAAGCACGATGTACCAAATAGAAATGGTAGAACATATCCCGAAAAAATATTAAGAAGGGAGGCTGAAAGATACAAGCAAATTATTGAAAAGGGTTTATCTACATCCGAATTAAATCACCCCGAATCATCCTTAATTGACTTAGATAGAGTTGCCCACTTAATAACAGAAATTTGGTGGGATGACAATATATTAATGGGTAAATTATTGCTATTAACCTCTCCTGGCTTTCACCAGAGCGGTGTTGTATCAACCAAGGGTGATGTTGCCGCAAATCTAATGAGGCAAGGAGTGAGCCT